GAATCTCATAAATTCTTGGTCGCTGGTTCAAATCCAGCAGTCCCTACTTTTTCTCAAAAACCCAAAATCCTCAAAATTTTTTTTTGACCATTTTTTAAGATTTTTACTTTTTTTACTTGACAAACCATTTTGATTATGTTATAATACATATATAAACGAATTACAACGGGAGTATGGTTGAAACCCTGCTTACCTTAGTGATAAAACACAATAAAATAACCAACCTTAGGAGTTAATTATGGCTATTAATTTAGAAGCAATGCGAGCAAAGCTCGAACAATCAAAGAACGGCGGAAAGCCAACTGGACGTAAGTCAACGATGTGGAAGCCAAGTGCTGGCGATCAAAACATCCGTATCTTGCCAACAGCCGATGGTGACCCGTTCCGTGAATTCCACTTTCACTACAATGTAGGAAAGAACCCTGGAATCTACTGCAATAAGCGTAACGATGGTGGCGAATGTCCAATTTGTGACTTTGCCTCAAAACTTTGGCGAGAGGGAACTGAAACTGACGATCAAAACCTCAAAAACGAAGCAAAAAAGTTGTTCGCTCGAAAGCGCTACTATTCACCTGTCCTTGTTCGTGGTAACGAAGCTGATGGTGTAAAAATCTGGGCTTATGGTAAGACTGCTTATGAAACCCTTTTGGGCTATGTTTTGGATCCTGATTATGGAGACATTACAGACGCTCAAACTGGTACAGACATTAAGTTGACTTACACCATCCCTGGAACACCTGGTTCGTTCCCTAAGACAACCTTGCAACCACGCCGTCGTCCATCTGTCCTCTGTGACGAAGCGATTGCAGATTGTCAAGACCTTTTGGACTCAGTTCCTAACATTGATAACTTGTTTGATGTTAAGAGCACTGATGAGATTCAAGCTCTGCTGGATGGTTACTTGTCCTCCGACACTTCAGCAGAGTCCTCTTCAAATGAGACTCAAAAGTATGCGAAGCAAACAGGAGAGAGTGTAGATGCAGCTTTCGCAGCGTTCATGAATGAAGAATAAGTTGTAGTACTCCTGTGTTGTTAGGGTTTTGGTCATCTTTCCCGCGGTTAAAAAAGATGGCCTTTTTATATGGAGGAAACATGCTTTGGAAAACTACAATTGATCCAAATATTCAATCTGTTGAACTTAGACAGAAACCCGTAATCATCAGGGTTAACAAATTTGATGAATCATCGGCTAAAGATTTTGCCAACCAAGTCGCTCAAGCGCATAATACAGGCCAAAAGGTAATACCAGTCATCATTGACTCTTATGGAGGCCAAGTTTACTCATTGATGTCAATGATATCAACAATTAGAAACTCAGAGCTTCCAATCGCTACAATAGTTGAAGGAAAAGCAATGAGTTGCGGAGTTATCTTGTTCTCTTGCGGCGATAAGGGAATGCGATACATCACAGAGGATGCAACCTTGATGGTTCATGATGTAAGTAGCGTCTCATGGGGTAAGAACTCCGAGATTCAAGCATCAGCCGACGAAACAAAAAGATTGAATGAAAGAATTTATGAGATCTTGGCGGAAAACTCAAACAAAACCGAGAAATGGTTTCAGAAGAAACTTAATAGCAAAGGAAGAGCAGACTGGTTTCTAGATGCTGACGATGCTATTGATATTGGCATTGCTGATAAGATTGGCATGCCACAACTAAAAATAGAAGTAAAATTAGATATAAACCTATAAGGAGATAATATGACTACACTACTAATGACACTATTCTTCGCTTGCGGAGAGAAAGAAGAAGACTCAGCATTGACTGAGCCCTCAGAAGAGGTTGTTGAAGAAACGACTGAAGAAACAGGTTCCGAAGAGGAAACTGGATCAACCGAAGAAGAAGGTGGAGACACTGCAACTTCTGAGGAGCAGTAAATGACTAAACCAGGTAAGATTGACATCAATGCCATGAAAAAGTTCGTCAACAAGAAAGTTGGCTTGGACATTGCTCATGACTTAAACGAAGACAATCCTACTGAGGTCAAAGAATGGATTCCAACTGGTTCACGCTGGTTGGATTCTATTATCTGCCGAGGTAAGATGGCTGGAATCCCTGTTGGGAAGATTACTGAACTTGCTGGTCTGTCTTCGGCTGGTAAGTCTTATATGGCTTGTCAAATTGCAGCACAAGCGCAAAAGAAAGGACATTTCGTTGTATACTTTGATGCTGAATCGGCAATTGATCCAAATTTCTTGACTAACTCTGGTATTGACATCAACGATGATTTCATGTACATCCAAGCCGTTTCTGTTGAGAAAACCTTGGAGACAATTGAAGATCTCATGACTGAATACTCGGATCAACAGTTCTTTTTCATTTGGGACTCTATCGCTGCCACTTCTTCCGAGAAAGACCTCGAAGGAGACTTCAATCCTCAATCATCAATGGCAGTGAAGCCTCGTATCTTCGCAAAAGCATTTCCAAAGCTTACAATCCCATTGGCAAACCAGCAGTCAACACTATTGTTGATCAACCAACTAAAGACAAACATCACTTCCAATGTCGCAGAAGCCATGACAACTCCCTATGTTGCTCCAGGTGGGAAAGCGATTGAGTATTTTTGTTCTCTTAGAATTTGGCTCACAAAGCGTAAAGCGAAAGCAGCACATGTCTTAGACGATAGCGGTCTTCGTATTGGCTCTGAAGTCAAGGTTAAGGTTGAAAAGTCTCGCTTTGGTTCTGAGGGTCGCACATGTGGCTTTAAGATCCTATGGGGTAAAGATGTTGGCATCCAAGATGAAGCTTCGTGGCTAGAGGCACTAAGAGCATCTGGCTCTTCTCGCTTCAAAGCTGGAGCCTGGAACAAACTGTATGACCGTGACGGTAAAGAGTTTAAGTTTCAACGCTCACAATGGTTGGATAAGCTGAAAGACGATGATTTTAGATCCGTTGTGCTTGACATTATGGATGAAGAGATCATCAAAAAATTTGAGGCGGAAGGTAAGAACTTTGGCCTTGAAGGAGAGAGCGAAGAAGGTTAAATCCTGAAGTTACTCAACTAACCCCCCTTCTCTTCGGAGTTGGGGTTTTTTTGTATTTTTTACTTGACAAACCATCTGGTTTGTGTTATATTATTGACATAACAAGGAGGTACAAATGAAAAAAATAAAGTGTCAATGCCCACACGACGGCAAGGTCTTTTATGGAAGATTGATAAAAGAAACTGAGCACAAATTTATAATGGCGATTGGGAAATATGGAATTGAGATGCATTTTCCTAAATCGACGCACACCTATACAGTCCTGGAGAACAAATGAAAAACGTAATTATTATAGATGCATTAAACCAATTCCTTCGGAATTATGTGATTAGTCCACACTTGGACAAAAAAGGATGGCCCGTAGGAGGCACCATTGGCTTTCTAAAGTCTTTGCAGAAGGTGGCAAGGGATTTTGCTGCTGATGAGATTATCGTGGCTTGGGACGGCCATGAAGGCTCTGCAAGACGACGTTCCATGAACAAGGACTACAAAGGTGGTCGCAAACCTGTAAGATTCAACCGTCGTGCGGTTGAGATCCCAGAAGATAAAGAAGAAGCAAACAAAGGCTATCAACAGGTGAGGTTGATGGAATATCTCAACGAAATGCCCGTTATACAGCTCGTGGCGGACTTTACAGAAGCAGATGATATCATCGCACTGGTAATCAATCACGAACGCTACAACGGCTGGAGAAAGACCATTATATCAAGCGACAAAGACTTCTTCCAATTGTGCCGAGAAGATGTTCAAATCTATCGCCCAATTCAAAAAAAGATTGTAACAGAAGAAACTGTCATTGAAGAGTTCAACATTCACCCAAAGAACTTTGCACTGGCAAGAGCAATTGCTGGAGACTCATCAGATAACCTTCCGGGAATCAAAGGAGCTGGGCTCAAAACCATCGCGAAGCGATTCCCATATCTCAAACGAGAGGATGAATATGAGGTATCGGATATTGTAAGGGACTGTGCCATGGTAGGGAAGAAACTTAAGATCCATGAGAACATTCAAGGAAACGAAAAGTTAATCAAGGATAACTATGCGATCATGCAACTCCAGTTCCCAAACATTAGACCCATGAACAGGGAAATTATTAAAAAGGCTATCAATGACTTTGAGCCTTACTTTGATAAGGTCAAATTCACACAGATGTTATCTGAGGACGATGCCTTGAAACTTAGCTTTAACGATCTACAGCAGGTGTTCAGAAAAATACGGAGGTAAAATGGAAGAAAGATGGAGACTTGAAGACTCGGATAATGAGCTTAAATTCTTTTTTGACGACAAACTCATTATTCATCTTTACAACTTTCAAGGCTTATGGCACACAAGTGTTCTGGGTTGTAATCAAATTTTTAAAGACAAAAATTTATCCGATGCAATCCAGACCGCTAAAGCCACCGCCATAGAGCATGGATGGCTACAGTAAAATAATAAACATGGAGGAGAATGTGACAAAAAGAAAAATAGGCAATGTACTGTCTTTGTTTGATGGCATTGGCTGTGGACAACTTGCACTAAAAAGAGCAGGAATTGAGTTTGATAATTACTACGCATCAGAGATTGACGAAAAGGCAATAAAAGTAGCAAATAGGAACTTCCCAGACACAATACAATTGGGAGATGTAGCTAATATAAGGGCCACCGACCTCCCTGAGATAGATTTGATCATAGGTGGTTCGCCTTGCCAAGGTCTGTCCCAAGCAGGACTTGTGGAAGGCTTAGAGGACGAAAGATCCGCTCTTTTTTACCACTTCGTTAGACTGTTGGAAGAGTGCAAGCCTAAGTATTGGTTTCTGGAGAATGTCGTGGGTCACAATAAGGACTCTTTGAGAATGAGCGAAGCATTGGGGACATATCCCACCTTGGTTGATTCAAAAACAGTTTCTCCTCAAATTAGGAAAAGGCTATATTGGTCAAACTTTGATTTTGAACCTCCTTCTCCAAAAAAGATTTCAATCAATAGCATACTGGAAGACAAAGAAGTCGATGGTGTAAATTACGACATCCTATACCCAGCAGCAATTAGAAGAAGAAAAGTGGACGGCAAAAATCAACAAGTAATGGAAGTGAGAGGCATAGACATAAATAAATCAAACTGCATCACATCTGCCTACAAAGACAGTGTGATGACTTACTTGAAGCCTGGTTCCTACCTGAATGGACTAAGACAACCACGAAGAAAATTTACTAAAAAAGAATGCTGCAGATTGCAGACGTTACCAGACAATTATTTTGACCCTTCCACCTCTACTAATCAAGTTTTAAAGATGTGCGCTAACTCCTGGACTGTAGATGTAATCGCCCATATTTTTTCTTTTTTGTAATGTTTTTTACTTGACAGCAAAACAAAAACATGTTATATTTAAGTAACCGAAAAACTTTAGGAGGACAAATGAGTTTAACAGATAAGGAAACCTTTACTAGGTTTGGAAAGAATTTCCAAGAAAATTTATGTCAATTGATGCTAGAAGATAGACCATTCTTTGATCAAATAACCGAGGTTCTAGATGTGAACTTCTTCGAGAAGAAATATCTTCAAATCTTCGCTCAAACATTGATAAACTATAGAAACAAGTACAACACACATCCCAATGCCGAGGTCATGATGACTTTGTTGAGAACAGAATTGAATCATCACGATAAAGCAACAGCACATTTGGTGAGAACTTTTTATGGCCGTATCCACTCCTCGGACGGCGTTGAGGAAGCAGACTTCATCAAAGACAAGGCTATTGACTTTTGTCGCAAGCAAGTTCTAAAAGGAGCAATGCTACAATCAGCAAAGCTACTCAAAAGCTCTTCTTTTGAAGAGATTGAGAAGGTAATCAAAAATGCCTTGGTTCTTGGAACTGACAACAACTTTGGTCACGACTTTCGCAAAGACTTGCTAAAGCGCTTTGATTTGATCTCTCGCGATCCGATCTCAACAGGTTGGTCACGAATGGACGAGATTGTCAAAGGTGGACTTGGAAAGTCAGAACTTGGTGTAGTTGTTGCTCCAACTGGTGCTGGTAAGTCAATGGTGCTTGTTCACTTGGCGACACAAGCTCTACTGGCGGGTAAAACTGTTGTTTACTACACTTTAGAGCTTAAAGACACAGTAGTTGGTCAACGCTTTGATTGTTGCATTACGGATGTGCCATTGCAAGAACATAGAGAGCGACAAAAAGATATTATTGACAGAGTGAAAGACCTAGAAGGAACTCTAATTATTAAAGAATATCCAACCAAATCCGCTTCCGTTCAAACTCTCAAGAATCACATTGAGAAATTGCGAAAGAGAGGGATTGAGCCCGACATGATCTTGGTTGACTATGCCGATCTTCTTCGCCCTGTTCGTTCCTCTGGTGAGAAACGACACGAACTTGAAGAGACGTATGAAGGTTTGCGAGGATTGGCTCAAACTTATGAGATTCCTTGTTGGACTGCATCACAAACAAACCGTGGAGGCCTTAATGCGGAAGTTATTACAATGGAGGCGATCTCTGAAGCATTCAATAAATGTTTCGTTGCTGACTTTATCTTCTCGTTATCGAGAACAGTTCAAGACAAGCAAGACAACAAAGGTCGCTTGTTCGTTGCTAAAAATCGTAACGGACCCGATGGACTTGTATTTGATGCCTTTGTTGATTGGTCTGATGTTACTATCAAAGTATTAGACAGAGATGAGACAGCAGAGAAAATGCAAACAACGGCGGATGCCTTGCAAATGCTAAAAGACAAATATGCGAAAGCAGGGAAATAATATGCAAACATATTCAGATAATGAAAAAGAATACTACAAAAACTTACAGGAGAGTAGAACAATGGATTTGGAAAAAAAGATTTTGTCGGACATAACTGTCCACATGAAATATGCACGGTATCTTGAGGATAAGCAGCGACGAGAAAACTGGGATGAGTTGGTGACTCGCAATATGGAGATGCACATCAAAAAGTTCCCATCATTAGAGCAAGAAATTCGCGAGAACTATAAGTTTGTATATGATAAAAAGGTTCTTCCGTCTATGCGATCAATGCAATTTGGAGGCAAGCCAATTGAGGTATCTCCAAACCGTATCTTTAACTGCGCATATGCCCCTGCTGATGATCCCCGAGTTTTCGGCGAGATCATGTTTTTGCTTCTTGGCGGAACAGGTGTTGGCTACTCAGTGCAGAAGCACCACGTTGATAGTCTCCCAGAGATTCGTAGACCGTCAACAAAGCGTACCCGCCGTTTCTTGGTTGGAGACTCAATTGAAGGATGGGCAGATTCTGTAAAAGCGCTTGTAATGTCTTATTTTAAGGGAACATCAAAGTTGCGCTTTGACTTTTCAGACATTAGACCAAAAGGTGCTCGCTTGGTTACTTCTGGTGGTAAAGCGCCGGGACCACAGCCGCTCAAAGAATGTTTAGTAAAAGTAGAGGGAATTTTAGATGCAAAAGAAAACGGAGACAAACTTTCGCCCATTGAGGTTCATGATATCATCTGCCACATTGCGGATGCAGTTTTGGCGGGCGGTATTCGTCGCGCCGCTCTCATTTCTCTATTCAGTGCTGATGACGAAGACATGCTTGGCGCAAAGGCCGGAGCTTGGTGGGAACTCAACCCACAGCGAGGAAGAGCAAACAATTCTGTAGTTGTTATGCGCCATCGCATTGACAAACCAACTTTCATGAACTTGTGGAAGCGAGTCGAAGAGTCTCGCTCTGGTGAACCAGGATTTTACTTCTCAAACGATAAAGATTGGGGTTGCAATCCTTGTTGCGAGATTGGTCTTCGCCCTTTCCAATTCTGTAACTTGGTGGAGATCAATGTATCAGACGTAGCCACTCAAGACGACTTAAATGCAAGATCTAAGGCTGCATCCTTCATTGGAACACTTCAAGCATCATATACAGATTTTCACTACTTGCGTCCCGTATGGCAGCGCACCACAGAGAAAGATGCCCTTATCGGCGTCTCAATGACTGGTATTGCATCTGGTGGAGTTCTTGGTTTGAACATGACAGAAGCATCATTGGAAGTCTCAAAAGAGAACAGAAGAGTGGCAATGCAAATCGGCATCAACTCGGCAGCCCGCCAGACATGTGTAAAGCCAGCAGGCACAACTTCACTTACTCTTGGCACGTCAAGTGGTATCCACGCGTGGCACAATGACTATTACATTCGTCGCCTTCGTGTTGGAAAGAATGAAGCAATCTATTCATATCTCGCCGCTAACCTACCTGAGCTGCTTGAGGACTGCCGTTTCCGTCCACATGACACTGCTATCCTATCTGTACCTCAAAAAGCTCCTGAAGGGGCAATTACACGCCATGAGAGCGCACTTGATTTGCTTGAGAGAGTAAAGAAGGTATCAACCGAATGGATCAAACCAGGACACAAGAAAGGAAGCAATACACATAACGTATCAGCAACTGTAACCATTAAAGACGATGAGTGGGAAACTGTTGGAGAGTGGATGTGGAATAACCGAGGTGTATACAACGGATTGAGCGTGCTCCCTTATGACGGCGGTAGTTACGTGCAAGCTCCTTACACTGACTGTTCCAAAGAAGAATACGAAAAGATGCTCTCTTTGGTCAAAAACGTCGACTTGAACCTAGTTATAGAAGCAACAGATGAAACTGACTTAAGCGGAGAGATCGCTTGCGGAGGTGGAGCCTGTGACATCTTTTAACAGGAGACATTTATGAGAGAAGAATTAGAGAAAATTATTCTAGAACTTAAAGAAGTAATGGAAGACCTTGATAAAGTAGAAGCAGGTAGCTATGGTTTTAAGTCTGCTGCGCCAAGAGCAAGAAAAGCTCTTATGGAAGCTTCTAAGCAATTAAGAGACGTCAGAGCTAAAGTTCAAGAAGCTAAGAAATCTCACGAAGAAAAGTAAACTTTTTTACTTGACAAAGTTCTACAAACGTGTTATACTGTATAGGTATAACACGTTTTTTACTATGGAGGTAACATGCAATTTGAACCACACAACAGACACCTTTGGATTGAACCATTGGACAAAAAAGAAGAAGAAAATGATATGATGATTATTATGCCAGATGACTACAAGCCAGCACAGTCACCTTACGTCATTGGAAAGATCAAAGCTATGGCATGCGACTGCGACATTAGCCTGGATGTTGGAGATATCATTGTAGTTGATAGAACGACAATTCAGGAAATAAAAGCCGAAAACAGGACTATTTACGTCGTTAAAGAAAATTATGTCTATGGGAGACTACACGATGAGACTTACTGAACAAAAATTAAAAAATATTATTATGGAGGTTATGTCTGAGGCGAAAGGATCAAAGTACGATAGAGTAATGACAATCCTCAGGGGAGAAGATCCAACGGTTAATACCATTGCCATCATGTCTGGACAGAACCCAATGGCCCAACAAGCCACAGCGTTAGATAATGAATATTTAAAAAGAGATCTAGAAAAAGCCATTGAGGCATCTGGTATGAAATATATTCGCATTGGAGGTAACTTTATGGGAATTTTTGAGCAATCAGCTATGATTCTCAATCCACCAGACAAAGATATTGTAGAGCAATTGAACAGACAGTTTACTCAGTGGGGATTTGTTTGGGGCGAAAAGATTACTATTGAAGAAGGAAACGACAAGATGGTATTCACAATGTATGAAATTGACTATGACAACGAAATGGGATATCGTAGAGCAGTAGGTTCAAAGAAGGTATCTCAAGTCATGGATGATGCTCTTATGCAAGGAAACACTGATTATTCATTTATACCAAAAGCAGGTAAGGGCGGACCTGATTCCAAAGTTGGTAAGAAATTTGGTATACCATTATACGAAGAAGACAAGAGTGAGAAATGAAAGAAATAGATTTATATGGAGACGGCATTGGTAAAGTCTCTTATGTGCAACATGTCGGAGACGACAAGATGATCGCCAATGCTGCTCGCGTTTCTTTTGGTCAAGACAATACTCGTCCTTTGACCAAAAGAGACAAGGGTTTGATCAAGTATTTGATTGAGCACAAGCACACATCGCCATTTGAGCACAACTCAATAACATTTATGTTTGAAGTTCCAATGTTTGTACGCTCTCAGCACATGAGACATAGAACATGGGCATACAACGAGATTTCTCGTCGCTATACTGAAGTGGATTTGCGGTTTTATGAACCAAAGGATTTTAGAACTCAGCATGAGAGTAACAGGCAAGCGTCAAACGTAGATGGCAAAAAAGACCCAACAATTGCCCCTGCTTTTTTAGACACATACTCAAAGTCCAGTGATGCGATTGCTAAGTGGCATGGCTACTCTTTGGACTTATTTGATAAGTTGATTGATGCTGGCGTTTGCCGAGAGCAAGCGAGAGGTGTTCTTCCTCAAAACCTCTATGCAAAGTATTATGGCACTGTCAACCTTTCAAACCTTCTTAAGTTCATTGACTTGAGGATGCACGAAGGAGCACAGTGGGAAATACAAAGAGTTGCTGAGGCTTGTTTGGACATAGCCCAAGACATTTGGCCATTTTCTGTGGGAGCGTACCGTGAACTCAGAAAATCCTAAGTTTGAAAAAGGAGACTTGGTCGTCTGGAAGGGCGACCATGTTGCCAATATGGAGGTTGGCGTCTGCATTGTGGTATCAGACCCTAGATTGATGCTGGAGACCGAATCTAAACATGGTAATGGTTTGCCGACAAAGTTCTGGTGTTACGACTTAAATGCTTCGGGAAAACTACTTAGGTCAATACCAGAAGAATTCATAAGGAGCCTTAAAGATGAAACTGAAACTAAAGATCATTAAAGAATCACAAGATAGACCACAGTCTTTGATAGGCTTTTATGATTTGTTGGATATTCATCCTGGCTCTTTAGATATTTTTTGGAGCCACTTCGTTGACCCTTCTTGGCCTGTTCAAGAGGCGAGATACAACTTTATTGATAAAGTTTATGGGGAAGATATCAGAGAAAAGACACTTACTGGTGTCCCTCCAAAAGGAGAAAGAAGAGAGAAGGCTTTGAAGTCTACTCGTGGCTTGCTTTGGGGTAATACATACTATTGGAACAAATTCTATGGAGAAAAGGCTGCAAAAATGATGATTGAATTCAAGGTCCTCTCCTATCTCTCAGAGCTCAAAAGCAAATTAAACGAAATAAACTATAAAAGCATCACAGCAGAAGAGTTTGAGAACTTACCAGAAGAAAAGAAAGCAGTCGTCTATGAGAAGCACTTCTTGGAAGATCACCTGGAAAACTTCCTTGATCAAGAATTTTCAACACAAATGCAAGGGACGACAGGATACCTTGGTAACCCAGGTGTCGGTACTGGAATGGCTGGGATGGCTAAGGACTGGTGGATGACAACAACCGGTCAAGGGCTTGAAACTTTCAAACAACTAATGAAAGAGCTTATCACCAAACTGCCCCAAAGGAACAATGCACAATAAAATAGTTCTAGGCAAATCCCTTAGTTCATTATTGTATTGCTGGAGAACTCAGACTAGATGCCTAATGAAAGAAAGGCCCTATGTCTTTCGGCACGATATGGAACTAAGGGATTTTGATTTTTCACCTTTCAAAGCTGACAATCCAAAGCACTTTCTAGACAACCTTATATTCGCAATGAGCTTCACAGGGTTGTTGTTACAAGCAGGAAATGTATCTAGCATAAGACAAGAAGGTGAAGGCATCAATGTGATAACAAAGGGCAATAGAAGAGTGTCTTACAAGGCAGATGAGATTATAGATTTTGACAGAGAGATTGACTTGTATGGTGTTCATGATTTTTTTGATATCAAACAGATGTCAAGACATGATGGAGAAGAGATCTTAGACGATGATGACTTTGTGTCTCAAATAAATTTCTATCCAAGTATTAGAAACAGCAACACAAACACATTTGACCTTGTAGGGACCTCCACAATGACGCTGGAGCAGTCTTTGGACCCAGACCTAGGTCATGGCATAGCAAAGATTAAAATATTGCGTATGCTCAAATCTGCGGGCTTAAAGGGTCCATACGCTATGACATACAAAGACAAGAGATACTATAAAAAGCCTAAAATACAATTTCACAAAAGAATAAAGTCTCAAAAATTTGAGAGCCTCCATTCTTTTGGTGAAGTGTACAATATGGAACAAATAAAAGGAGAACCATGGAAGACGTTAGAGACTTTGCTGAAGAAGGAAGGAACCTAGTAGGCATTATACCAATCGCAGGGCACGAGAGTTATGATTTTGATCAACCATGGCCACCTTGCATGATGCCCATTGGTCCCGGCTTTAGCTTGATTGAGGCAGCTGTCTCAGAGTGCGCTTGGGCTGGTTGTAAATCAATTTGGATAACCGTAAACCACGACTTTGCACCATACATAAGAAAGAGGCTTGGAGACTGGTGTGGAGACCCTGTATGGTGCAATAGAGTGTTTGATAGAAATATTGGAGAATCAAAGAGAAGAATACCGATATACTATGTTGGAGTGAATCCAAAGGACAGACACAAGAGAGACTGCACTGCGTGGTCGGTGATACACGGTGCTCTAACGGCATTCAAGACACTTGCAAAGATTTCCGAATGGATGATACCTTCAAAGTATTATGTGTCGTTTCCACATGGCTTCTTCCCTGCCTATCAACTCCGAGAGCACAGAAGGATCATAAACTCAAAAAAGAACTGCTTTGTATCATTCAATGGATCTACGGTAAAGGATGACAGGTTCATGTCATTCACGTTTGGGAAAGACGAGTGGTTAGAATTTAGAAGAGTGATCAGAAAAGGAACTGGCGCTCGCGTCCCTGGTACAGTCCCGGAAGATGGGCTTTTTCTCCCACCAGAAGAAAGATGGTCAGCAAGGTACTTTCCTTTGAGTAAAGTTTTTGATGCACTTGACTTAAACGAAGCGCATGAAATACCTGTTGAGAATTATTTTGATGTCTCCAACTGGGAGGAATACAGGACTTTTATATCAGCCTCAAGAAATATCGCCGTTATGAGACCTACAAAGTCAATTCTGATTGGAACAAAGGCAAATGCCGTATCTACCGACTACTTAGAAGATGATGAGGGAGAAACTTAAATTCAAAAAACTCCTTAGTGAGTTCCGCAGTCTAGAGTATGAGTACTACTACAACCAAGACATCTTGTCTGAGGCACATGAGTACTTTGAAAATTTTTATTTAAAATGGTGTGATGACAATGGCGTTGATTTGGTAAAGCTTCAAGAAGAAAAGAAGTCTAAAGTTCAAAACATCATGCAAGAGAACACAAAGGAACACATTGAGACTCACGGTAGGTTTGAGACTAATAAAAAGAAAACAAAGCACAAAGAAGTATTCCGATCTGTCGCAAAGAAGATACACCCTGATAGGATAGGTCAAGACGATCCTCGCTTTGAAGATTACCAAGATGCCTTTAAGAGAGCTTGTAGGGCAACAGAGCAAGAAGAGTGGGGTGAGCTCTTTGACGTAGTTGACAGATACAACATAGATATACCCGACTATGATCAAGCAAACGCTGACATAGAAACGGATATTGAAAGAATGAAGGTAAAACTTAAAAGCCAAAAGATGACCTACTCATGGCATCTACAAAACTGTGGAGACGATGAAGTCTGCAAAGAAAGAGTGGTCAAGTCATTCCTGGGCTACATGTTCGGATGGGAAGGATAAAGTTCACAGACTTTGAACTAGGATGTCTTGTAAAGCACAGGATAATTGATGTTGACGGGTTTCAGTTGGGCATGGTCATAGGTCTTGACTATGACATGGAAATGGTCCATGTTGCATGGTGCGGAGGAAAAAAATCTTACCACATACCAGAGATGCTAAAACGTATTGAGACAACTAATTAATAGCAAAAGAGGGTCTCAAAATGAAAATCACTGAAAATGATCTTAGAAGAATTATTGCGGAAGAACTTGATGCGGTGATATCAGAGAAGAAGAAAAAAAAGAAAAAGAAGAAAAAAAAGAAGGCCAAAAAAGACGCATGCTATCGCAAAGTAAAGTCTAGATACAAGGTTTGGCCCTCAGCATACGCTTCTGGTGCTCTCGTAAAGTGTCGCAAAGTCGGCGCAAAGAACTGGGGCAACTCAAAGAAAAATGAAGGCTTGCAGGAAGAGTTTATTCCCGGTGGAGAGTCATCTAAATACGATCAGATGGAATTAGATGAGATGATAGGCGCGATTGCAGAGGAACATGGAGTTTCTCCAGAGCAAATTCGCTCAGAGTTTGAAATGGGTGCAGAAGAAGAGATGGAGCACGCAGATGAAGAAATGATCGCTCAAGAGATTGCACTTGATCACCTTGTGGAGGACCCAGAGTACTATACAAAACTTGAAAGAGCAAACCTTGAAGAAGGAAAGAAAAAAAAAAGAAAGAAAAAATCTAAAAGCAAGAAAAAGAAGGCTGGATCTGAATCTTCTAAGGAATCATCGCTAAGAGATTGGTTTGGTCGCAAAGGAGCAAAAGGCAAAAAGAAAGGGTGGGTTGATTGTAATGCACCTGATGGCAAAGGTGGTTACAAGTCATGCGGCCGTGGAGATGGAGAAAAGAGAAAGAAATATCCTGCATGCAGACCAACCCCAGGGGCATGCAAAGAAAGAGGAAAAGGAAGTTCTTGGGGCAAGAAAGCCAAAAAGAAATCAAAATCAAAAGGTAAAAAGAAATGAAACTTACAACATCAAAACTTAAAAATTTAATTAAACAACAGATTATAAGCGAGAACCAGAAAGCTCTTGGTATACCACATGGCGTGGACCTCAAAGAAAATCCGGAAGTCTTATATGATGCTGCCATGAGCTTTATCATGAAAAATCCTGATTTGGGTCCTAATTCCCCGAATCATGAAGATGCCCAGCTCTTGCTCAAAATTCTAACAAACACTATTCAGGGCTCAGTAACAAATTATGAATATGGGAAAGGGGACATGGGCCTGTTTTACGATGGCGACATCGAAGGCTTTATCGCATCAAAAGGATCTGAAACCACACCAGAAGAAACAGAGCAGATGCTAGACGCACAGGGTAAACTTAAGATAGTTAAAGCCGTATTAGCTAACATAATGGGCGAGGTTTACGCGGACAATGGATACAAGTCGTCTCAAGAAGACAAGAGAGATTTCTTCAGAAACAATCCAGGATACAAGCCTGGGGACAGAGATCTTCATGAAGCCAAATTGGATCCTCGTGGGTTGTCGGAAAGTTTGATGTTCGAAGGCGATGACTCGATCATGGAAGCGTTCCGTGGAGCAACACTAGAAGACGGTGGATTGGTATGCGAAGCTTGTTTGTTTGAGATGTTGCAGGAAGCATCTTGTGGGTGCCCAAATCTACTGGGAGAAGCGGTTTACCAAGGAAAGAAAGTTACTCTCAACAAGCCAACAAGAGGTGACGTTAAGAAGTTCAAAGTGTACGTTAACTCTGGGAAGAAAGACAGCAAAGGTCGCGTGAAAGCAAAGAAGGTAAACTTCGGCGATAAAAAAATGAAAATTAAAAAGAACAACCCTAAGCGTCGTAAGTCTTTTAGGGCAAGACACAACTGCAAAAACCCAGGACCAAAAACAAAAGCAAGATACTGGTCTTGTAAAAAGTGGTAAGACGGGCAAAAAAATGAAACTTACAAAACAAACTCTAAAAAGAATCATCAAAGAAGAGTTAGAGGCTGTGCTGAATGAGAGTACATACGCCAGCATGGAGGATTATATAAACTCAATGGGTCCTCTCAAGAAAGTCAAAGAGCCAACGCTCGCATGGATGCAGATGCAATCTGAGATGATTGATGCTTTGGACGCTGTTGGAATCACCACTCACATTGATAAAAAAGACAAGGAACTACTATACCAATGGCTTTCTTCTCTTGGGGTTTCCAATAAAGATATCGGAGACATGCTCTCTAAATTTTTAAAGAGTGCTAAAAAGAGTGCTAAAATTGCAAGCTTGGATAATAAACTAGTTTATTTTATAAAGAATGAAATAGAAAAACAAAGAAAAAAGGGTCATGGAGGGCAGTATGTTGATTTCAATGGCGATCAAATTGATTTTTACATTGGAAATTTTGCCTATGATGAAGAATACTCTGATGAAGAAGTAAGAGAGGCTGTTTCAATATTGTCAAAGGAAATGCCTAATATAAATTTTATATATGAATTATAAACTATTCATTTAACGGAGATGACAAAGTGGAAAATTCAAAAGGCTCAACTGGATAAGTTCTATAGCACCCGATCGGATGCTCAAATAGCTAAAGACCATGGAATAAGTGCGCTTTTTAGAGAAAGCGATAAGAAAACTTAAGCTTTTTACTTGACAAGCCCTCCTTGATGTGTTACATTACTAATATAATCAAGGAGGGCTTATGATTAACGAAACAATTTTAAAATCAAGCGACAAAATTAAAGAGCAAGTTGAGAAGTGGAACAGCTTCTCAAGATTCCCACTCAAAGGAGAACTTTGGGAAGAGAGACTTAGTCTCGGCTTCAAGGATAATGGACATGACAATGACTGGGAGCCAAATGGTAACCATGTCCCAGGTATTGACTTCTCTTTGCTACAAGAAGACATATCATTTTCTTGCAAGAGCGGCAAACTTGAGGGTGGTGTTCTATCTATTTCTTCTTATAGAACAACAAAGTACCCAACTCTGCAAGAGAAATTAGATTATCACGATAGTGAAGAAGCAAAGCCGTTCACTCACTACGCTGTATTGGTCAGAGATGAAGAAAACAACCAACAACACTGTCTCATCTTAGAAAAGAGTTACATTTCAGCCAAATCACTTGACTGGAAAGAAAACATTGGTACACGAGGAAAGTCCAAAGGAAAGTTGACAGGATGGTCTGGTGAGTCAAAACATGTCAATATGAAAATTCAAAAAAGCATGTCGGATCAGTTTTGGTATTACCTTGACTGGGATACGATGAAGGAGAGCGCACACGCAAAAATTCTTTTTACAATTCAAAAATAATCGGAGGACAAATGAAAAATAAAGTAATATTGCAAGATATATTGGTGGCACTAAGGTCACTTAAAAGCAATTCAGTTGATTGCATAATATTGGATCCACCATACAATATTGGTAAAGATTTCGGCAACAACAAAATGCGAGCAGAGATTAAAGAATATGTAAAATGGGCCATGCAGTGGATAGAAGAATCCCTAAGAGTCTTAAAGGACAGTGGCACTATATTCATTTACGGCTTTGCAGAGATATTGGCTTTCTTATCAGTAGAGATAGAAGCAGATCATCGCTGGCTTGTATGGCACTACACAAACAAGACAGTCCCTTCTTTAAATTTTTGGCAAAGGTCACATGAATCAATCTTGTGTGTCTGGAAGGATAAGAACAAGAGAGTGTTCAACAGAGACGATGTCCGAGAAGAGTACACTGAGAATTTCATTAAAGGCTACAAAGGAAAAAATAAAGTGCGACCAAGTAGCAAAGGTAGATTTCAAAGCAAGACTGGAGAAGATAAGCAGACAACCTATACTGTGAATGACAAAGGCGCTTTGCCAAGAGATGTACTTAAGTGCTCTACACTTGCTGGAGGCGCAGGTGCGAGAGAAAGATATGTGTACTCTCCATCTAGAGGAAAGTTGTTCACGGGTAAACATGCCAAAGCTCTTGGTATTGAGGATGGAATATCACACCCAACACAGAAGCCTGTAGCGCTCACTGAGCGCCTTATAAAGTCTTGCATGGTTGATGACATGAAAGTTCTAATTCCGTTCGCTGGAACTGGTTCTGAGTGCTTTGTATGCGACAAACTAGGTGTTTCTTGGGAGGCATATGACATAAATCAGGACTATGTTGATATGGCAAATATTCTTGTTAGAGATGGATTTCCAAAAAATCCATCAAAAAAACTTGACAAGAAGAAGTAAACATGTTACATTATTAACATAACAATCATGGAGGACAAATGATTAAGAACTATAACTTAGGCTATGCCTGTATTTGCACCGAACTTTCATCTCGCAAAGTGAAGGTATCAACAAATCGCACAATGCGCAAGAAGACATTTCAAGACAAAGGTCTTGACTATGTGTCGGAGGTTATCTTGCAGAACGTTACCGACCTCAAGACAATCCTTGAGTGGAACGCAGAACACGACATTCACTTCTTTCGCATGTCCTCCGAGATATTCCCATGGGCGTCAGAGTATGAACTTGAAGACTTGAAAGACTTTGATGCTATTGAGGAAGCCCTTTACGAAGCTGGACTGTTCGCAAACGAGCATGACATTCGCTTGACTTGCCATCCCGGTCCCTTCAACAAACTTTGTTCTCCAAA